GCAGATAGAATCAATCCTGAAGCTGTTAATAATGCCAAAAGGTTTAAAGGCAGGACAAACAATATACCAATGCTCGTGTGGATACCAATGGGTATTCTACATATCAATTCTATGTGTTGTTTACAGAAGCAATCCAAATAAGAGAAGATATGAAACAGCTATTCTAGAAATAGCCAGAAAGAACTTTAAGACTTATACAATAGCAACGATATTCATCTTGCTTTTTTTATTGGAACCAAAGTATTCAAAGTTTTATTCAGTAGCTCCAGATGGATCGTTATCTCGTGAAGTTAAAACAGCAATAGAAGAAACATTGAAATCAAGTCCACTTATTTATCTACATAAAGAAAGTAAGAGATTTAAGATACTAAGAGATTACATACAATTTAATTTAACAGAAAGTAGATATTATCCATTGAACTACTCATCAAGCCGTATGGATGGAAAACTTCCAAATGTATTCCTAGCAGATGAGGTAGGAGCATTACCAAATCCATATGCAATAGAATCCATGAGGTCAGGACAATTGAATATTCTGAATAAATTAGGATGTATAATCTCGACTAAGTATCCTACAATCAATAATCCGTTTGAAGATGAAGTATCATATGCAAAAAGAGTATTAGATGGAATAGAACCAGATGAAACCATATTTGCACTTTTATATGAACCAGATGAAGAAACAATAAATAAATGGACTACTGATGACACAGTGCTAAAACAATCAAATCCAGTAGCTTTAGAAATACCAGAAATCTGGGAAGACTTAGTTAAGAAAAGAGCTAAGGCAATAGCAGTAGAATCAGTAAGAGAAAACTTCTTAACAAAACACTGCAATATCATATACCAGGGAATGGGAACTGAGAGCTATATAGATGTAAATGAAGTTATGAGTTGTAAGGTAGCTAAGATAGATTGGACAGGCAGAAAAGTGTACATAGGAGTAGACTTAGCCATGACCAATGATAACTGTGCCGTAGCAATGGTATCAGAAGATGACCACGAAATACTTGCTGATGTATTTGCATTTATTCCAGAAGGAAGAATAGAAGAAAAGAATAAGTTTGAAAGAATCAACTACTACGATTTTATAAAAACAATGAAATGTATAGCCTGTGGAAATAAGACAGTTGACTATGGGATAATCGAAGATTTCGTATTCCAAATAGAAGAGAAATATAAAGTAACAATTATGGCAATAGGATATGACCGATACAATGCTTTATCATCAGCTCAAAAATGGGATAAGAAATATAACACAATAGTCATAAGACAACATAGTGATACATTACATAGTCCAACGAAATTATTATATGAAAAAATATTGGATCGTAAGTTCCGATATGAAGAGAATAAATTATTAGAAATCAACTTCGAAAATGCACGATGCACCTATGACACTAACATGAATAGGTACATAACTAAAAAAAGAAGCCAGGGAAAAGTAGATATGGTAGTAGCATTAATAAATGCAGTACACCTTCTACAACAAGATGTATTCCTAGATAACGATGACTTCTTTGTACAGATAATTGAGTAAAGGAGGTGGAAGATGAGAATAAGAGATTTATTCCGAAGAAGAGCTGAAGAGGAAACAACAAAGCCACAGACAGAAGAGTCAGCAAGTGATGTTTTACTTAAAGCAATTCTAAGAGGAGAAACAATTGACAAAGATAAGGCAATGTCACTACCAGCAGTAGCCAGTGCAGTAGACAGAATATGCAACACCGTAGCAATGATACCGATAAGGTTATATCGAGAAGTCCAGGATGAAAAGACAGGAAAAACTAAAGTAGAAGAAGTAAAAGATGATCCAAGAATAAAATTATTAAATATAGATCCAGGAGATACATTGGATGCATTCCAATTAAGAAAAGCTTGGGTACAAGATTATTTATTGGATAAAGGTGGATATTTATTTATAGAAAAACAAAAAAATAAATTTAAAAGTCTGAGATATGTAGAAGCATCACATGTATCGATTAACACTAATACGGATCCTATTTTTAAAGATATAACATACATGGTAAATGGAAAAACATATGAAACATTTAACTTTATTACAATACTAAGAAGCACCAAGAATGGAGGCTCAGGAAAAAGTGTAATTGGAGAAGTATCAACAGCTATTGAAAATGCATATCAAACATTGATGTATGAGCTCGGACTTGTAAAAACAGGAGGAGCAAAAAAAGGATTTATAACTTCACAAAGAAAACTTGGAGAAAAAGAAATAACAATGCTGAAACAAGCATGGTCTAATTTGTATTCAAACAAAAGTGAAAATGCAATTGTCTTGAATGAAGGAATGGATTTTAAAGAAGGATCTAGTACAACAGTAGAACTTCAATTAAATGAAAGAAAGAAAACATTACAGGAAGAAATAGACCACATATTTCATAACAAAGAGAACTTTGATGAATTTATGAAAGAAGCTATTATGCCAATACTAACAGCAATTAAAATAGCTTTGAATAAAGACTTACTACTCGAGAAAGAGAAGGAGTCTTTTTATTTTGAATTTGATACCAGGGAAATAAGTAGAGGAAACATTAAAGAAAGATATGAAGCCTACAAAATAGCATCAGAAACAGGATGGATATCAAAAAATGAAATCAGATATCTAGAAGACTATGACAGCATTGAAGGACTTGATGTCATAACTTTAAATCTTGGAAATGTAGTATTCGATACTACAACAGGACAATACTATACCCCAAATACAAATTCAATAGTAGACATGCATAGCACCGGAGAAGGAGGTGGTACAGATGAAGGTGGAAGTTAGAAATGGAAAAATCGTAATAGATGGCTATGTCAATGCAGTAGAAAGAACATCCAAAGTCTTGTGTGATACCAGAGGACAATTCGTAGAAAGAATACGATCAGGAGTATTTCAAAGAGCCTTAGAAAAAGCAGAAAATGTCCTGGTTTTATTAAATCACGAAAGAGATAGGGAATTAGCTGATACCAAAAGTGGAAAAGCTAAGTTATACGAAGACAACATTGGATTAAGAGCCATTGTAGAAGTCGAGGATCCAGAAGTAATACAGAAAGCCAAAGACAACAAATTAAGAGGTTGGTCATTTGGTTTTTTATGTAATAAAGAAGATAGAAAAGTCAATGATGATGGAATAGAAGAAAGAATCGTCAGAGATTTGGATCTTCTAGAAGTCTCAATTATAGATGATAGAAAGTATCCGGCATACATCGGAACTAGCATCGAAATGAGAGATGACCAAGTAAAACTTATTGAATATCGTGGAGAAGAATCACAAACGATAGACATAAGACAGGAAACTAAAGAGGAGCCTGAACAACATGCCGATAAGGAAGTTGTCAAAATAGATTATTCAGATTATGAAGAAAGATTAAGAAAGATAAGAGAGGAGAAATAGAATATGAATCTAAAAGCATTAACTGAACAAAGAGCTGAAAAGCAAACTGAAATGGAAACTTTACTTAATACAGTAAAGACAGAAGAAAGAGCATTCACAGAAGATGAGAATGAGTTATTTAAAAAATTAGAAAGTGAAATTGGTTTAATCAATGAAACAATCTCAGCCATTACAAAAGGTAGAGAGTTAACTGAAGAGCCAACACCAGAACAAAAAGAAGAAGAAAAGAAGGAGGAAGATGAAATGAAAGAAAACGAAGAAAGAGCTTTACAAGAAGAAAAAGCATTCGAGAATTATATCAGAGGTGTAGTTCTAGAAGAAAGAGCAGATGTTAATTTAACAAAAGGAGATAATGGAGCAGTAATTCCAGTAACTATTGCTAAAAAGATTATTAAACAAGTTTATGATATCTGTCCTATTTTAGAAAAATCAACTAAGTATAATATTAAAGGAAAATTAGAAATCCCATATTATTCAGAAACAGCAGATGCAAAAGTAAACATGGCATATGCTACAGAATTTAAATCATTAGAAAGTAATGTTGGTAAATTTGCTAGTATTGAATTAACAGGATATTTAGCAGGAGCATTAGCTAAAATATCTAAATCATTAGTAAATAATAGTGACTTCAATATCGTAAATGAAGTTATCAACATTATGTCTGAATCAATTGCATTATTCGTAGAAAACGAATTATTAAATGGTACAGATGGAAAAGTAACAGGATTAGATAAAGGAGTAAAATTAATCGTTACAGCTGAAAGTGCAAATGTTATTACAGCAGATGAAATCATCAAAACAAAAAGAAAAGTAAAACAAAAATTCCAAAAGAATGCTGTATGGTTAATGTCACCAGAAACATTAACATCAATCTCATTATTGAAAGATGCTAATGATAGATATTTATTACAAGATGATATAACAAGTGACTTCGGATATACATTATTAGGGAAACCAGTTTATGAAACTGATAACATGAAAGATATTGGAGCAGGAAATACTGCTATTTTTTATGGAGATTTATCAGGATTAGCAACTAAGTTTACTGAAGAACTTGAAATGGAAGTTCTAAGAGAAAAATATGCTGACCAACATGCTATTGGTGTAGTAGCATGGATGGAATTTGATGCTAAAGTTGAAGATGCTCAAAAGATTTCTAAATTAGTTTGTCCAGGAACTGCTGAATAATGTTTAAAGTATTAAAGAGTTTTAGTGGAAAAGTATCTGGCTCAAAAGGTCATGTTATTGAATTAAAAGATAAAGCAATAATCAGTGACCTTTTAAAAGCTGGTTACATAGAAGAATACTCTGAAAAAAACAGAAGCCAAGCAGAATTAAAAAAAGAGAATGAATCTCTAAAAAAAGAAAACGATGAACTAAAATTAGAAATTGAAGAGTTAAAAGCTCAATTAGCAGAAGCTACAAAAGAACCTGAAACGGATCCAGAAGCACCAATAGATCCGGAAGCTGGAAAAGATCCAGAAGATAATCAAAAAGATAAATAAGGTCATTAGTTGTTCAGGCAAGACCTCAAAGAAGGAGGAAACTAATGAAAGTAAGTACAATAACATGTGATGATATAGCTAACTATATCAGATTACAAGAAGTCGATGAAGCAGATAGGAGATTACTTAATGCTTTAATAACTATTGCTAAAAAATTTATAACAGAAAATACAGGAGTAAAGGATTTAGATGAATACGATGATTTTTTAATTGTCGTTTTTATTTTATGCCAGGACATGTATGATAATAGGACTTTATATGTGGATAAAAACAATCTAAATAAAGTTGTAGAAACCATACTTGGAATGCACTCTAGAAATAACATATGTTAAACCCAGGAGATTATAGTAAAAAAATATCAATATACAAAGTAGCTATAAAGGATGATAGTGCAGGATTTAAAAATCCAGAAGACACTCTCATCCTAACTACTTGGGCTAAAGTCAAAACAACAAAAGGATTTACTTTGATAGCAAATAATAGTGATTTTGAAAAAGCCTACACTAACTTCACAATTCGTTATCCAAAAACTGAAATAACCAGGGATATGATAATTCTGTTTAATAAGAAAAGATATACCATAGAGTATTTGAATAACATTGATGAAGAAAATATCGAATTAGAAATCCAAGCAAAAGAAGTCACAAAATAATGGCAGGATTTAATGCTGAATTACCTACTGAGCTAATAAAAACATTCCAGAAGCTAGAATCCAATACTGAAGAAATGCTAAGTGAAATGACCAGAGCAGGAGCCGAAGTGGTATATAAACAAGTTAAATCAAATATGAAATCTAGTTTTAAAAGTACAGAATCTTTGGATAAAGGATTGAAGATTACGAAATCATACAAGACACCAACAGATGATGGAATAAATACAAAAGTTGGATTCTATGGATATAACGATGAAGGTGTGCCAATTCCACTAATAGCATTAGCTAGAGAATTTGGAACCAGCCGAGGAGAAAAGAAGAAGCCATTCTTCAGAAAAGCATTCAGACAGGAAACAGCAATAACCAATGCAATGATTAAAGCTCAGGAGAAATACATAAAAAATGAATGATTATGAATTATTAAAATCTATATTCGATAATTTTGAAGTGGAAGGCAAAAAGATTCCGGCAGAGTTTATAACATATACCGGAAAAAGCAAAACATATATTACTTATGCTTTTACAGATGATGATCCTACATTGTTTGCAGAAGACCAAGAAGTTGGAAGTGTAGCATATATAGATATTGATATCTTCAGTAATGGTAATTATTTAGCAATAGAGAAAAAAATAAAAGAAGTTATGAAAGAAAATAACTTCATAAGAACAGGTAGTAGCCCTGATATGTATGAAAATGATACAGGGTTATATCATAAGACTTTAGAATTTGCAAAAGAAAGGATGGAAATATAAATGGCAAGAATAGGGTTGAAAAATTTTAGATATGGAATCTTAGATGAAGAAACAGAAACATATGCTGAGGTTAAGACACCAGGAAAAGCTGTCGATTGTAAGGTTTCATTAGATCTAAATTCAGCAGAATTATATGCTGATGATGGATTAGCAGAAAGTGATTACACTTTCAAAAAGGGAACCGTATCAATTACGGTAGATGAGGATGATGACCAAACATACTCAGACTTAACAGGTCATGAGATGTCAGAAGCCGGAGAAATAATCCGTAAAGATACAGATATAGCTCCATATGTAGGATTCGGAAGAATAATTACAAAAGTAGTAAATGGAGTATACAAATATAAGGTAGAGTTCTTAAGTAAAGTAAAATTTAAGGATGCATTACCAGATGAAAAAACAAAAGGAGAAAGTGTAGAATTTACTACAACAACTCTAGAAGGTACAGTCCTAAAATTAGAGGATGGTACTTGGTCTAAAACTCAAACATTTGCAACATTTAATGAAGCAGTTGAGTATTTAGAAGGATTATTTGAAAAGACAGCATAAGGTGGATAAATGTCCACCTTTAATATTTAGGAGGAAAAATGAAAGACTATAAATTTGAATTTGAAATAGAAAATGAAAAATATGCATTAGTATTTAATTTAAATGTAATGGAAGCCATACAAAAACAATATGGTACCGTACAAAAGTGGGGAAAACTGACTGATAATAAAGGTGGCAAAGAACCGAATGCAAAAGCTCTAATATTTGGTTTTACAGAAATGATAAATGAAGCCATTGAAATAGAGAACGATGAAAAAGGCAATAATAAGCCTTTGTTAACTCAAAAACAAGTGGGTAGATTAATAACTCGAGTTGGTGTTCAAGAAACAGCCAAAAAGCTAAATAAAGCAATAACAGAGAGTGTTAAAGATGATCACCCAAAAAACATATAGTCCACGAGGAAGATGAACCGATCGATTTCTCGTGGATTTTATTTACAGGAATAAATCTTCTAGGTCTATCAGCTAAAGAAGTCGGTAGACTAACATACAGAAAATTTAGAAATCTCTACTATCATTACCAAAGATTTTATGATTTCAAATTAAGAAAAATTAGTTACCAAAAATTAGAGGAAATGGCAATTGAAGAAGAGGAATGGTTATAAGAAGGAGGGATGTATATGGCTGGATCATTTGGAGGCTCTGTTAAGTTAACAGGAGAAAGTGAATACACTAAAGCTCTAAAAACAATTACAAGCAATCTGACAGTTATGGCTAGTGAAATGAAAGTTGTATCGAGTCAATTTGATAAGAATGATAAATCAGTTCAAGCCATAACTTCTCGAAACAATGTCTTAAACAAAGAAATAGAAGAAGGTAATAAAAAGATATCCACATACAAATCAGCATTAGAAGACTTCAATAAACAACAAGACAAAAATGCAGTAGCTATGATGGATATGATGATGAATCTAGAAAAAGAAAATAAGAAGCTAGAAGAATTAAAAAATAATACTTCCTCAACTTCTGAAGAGATAAAAGCTCAAGAAAAAGTAGTAAGTGAATTATCAACTGAATTAGCCAAAGCAGAGTCTCAATATGAGAAAAATAAGATAACAATAAATAAGTATCAGAAGGAATTAAATCTAGCTCAGGCAGAAGTTAATAACTTAACTACAGAATTAAGTAATAACCAAAAAGAATTAGAAGATAATAGAAGCTCTTACCAAAAGATGAACGATACGATAGATGAGCAAAAAACAAAATTATCTACTTTAAGAGATAAATATGCATCAGTAGTATTAGAACAGGGTAAGAATTCAGCAGAAGCTAAAACATTAAAAGCAGAAATTAAAAATCTAAGTGAAAATATCAAAGAA